ACGGAGTTACGAGTAGTTCCAAAAACTCCAACAGCTGCCGTATTAGTGGTCATTGAGCCTGTGCCTGTCATAGCCGTGTTTTGTGCAGTTTTTAAACCTTGGGTAAAATGCCCACTGCTATTAATCCACTCAACACCGTTAACTTGAAAGCCCACCTAACTTGTCCTTTAAATCGTTAATTTGTTTTTGTTGACCCTTAACTGCTTCGATTAACACACCAATTAAGTTATTATAGCTAACTGATTTTTTACCAAGGCTGTCTGTATTTACTGCGTTAGGCAATACTTTTTCTACGTCTTGCGCTAAAACACCCTCGGCACTGCCTTCATAATTTTTCCAATCAAAAGACACGCCTGTTATTTTTTCTAGGATAGCCAAAGGGTTTTCTATCGGCGCAATATTTGTTTTTAAAGTTGCGTCTGAAGTGGCGTTGAATACAGTAGCGTTGATAGTGCCGCTTACAGTAACGTCTCCTGAACTATCTTTCACAATAGCTTTTGCTGCAGGGAGCGTAACAAAAACATCTTTATCACCTGCGCCCCAATTTACTGCATTGTTGCTGTTCGAACTTGTTAAAACAGTTGTTCTAGCTAGTGTAGTTCCCGAAGCTGTATAAGTTCCTAATCCTACTTCGTAATCTGTGCCATCTGAGCAAGCATAATATGTTGTATTGCCATCCCCGACAGCCGAAAAGCTTGCAAAGCCATCTTTAGCACCTGCCAAAGTATAAGTGCCTGTCCCAGTAGTTGTGGTCGTTTCTTGTACTCTATCAGCAATAACAAGAGCCATTTTAGTCTCCTATTATGCAGGGTCAGGGATGCCTATGTCCAAAGCAGTGGTGGCAAATGAGTTTCCAAGTGTCACCGCTTGCGAAGCTGTAAGCGAACCAGTGGCCAATAATCTAGTGTTTGACACGTCTGTTAAAGCAAAATGCGTTGCCGTTCCAGTAGCCGAAACTGCCCCACCGCTTACTGCCGATAAAGTCACTTTACGTCCACCGCCTGTTCGGTCAGCGGGTGCGCTTATACTAATACTGGTTGCATTACCTAGACTGTGTGTGCTTGTTGCTTCAGTGTATGTTGCAGGTTCTTGGCTACATATATCAAGCCTCGAAGCCTCGGTGTCTAAAATTGTGAGGCCGTTATCGTAGACCCTGTCCGCTAAAGTTGCCATTTAATAACTCCTTATTTTAATTCTACGGCCATCAGCCGCCGTTTTGGATTTTACTCCATCGTTGTTAATATCGTCAATTGCCTTTCTGTAAAATGCACCCCAAGTTTGTATTCTTTGGTCGTCCATTAAATATGGCGCAGAATGTAATAACGCTCCATACAGATAAGCATTCGGATAATATTCTAAAACCCAATTGCTAGTGTTTCCATTAGTTAGTGCGTTAAGGGTTCTAAAATACAAAAGTTCTAAAGTGTAAGTTGTGTCTGGCGTTGGGAAAACCTCTATAGCCCCATCCATTATAGAATATTCTGTTGGGCGGCCTACTGCATTACTTGCTGCCCGTCTATCTGCTATTGTTTTACTGTCAGTTTGAGACAAACTACTAACTTGCGAGCCTGTTATTATAAACCTAACTGGTTGTATAAAATCTTGCGGCAAAGCTGTATATTGCGTGTCCATTTCAGCCGTTGCACGTTTTTCCATGCGCCAGTGCCGTAACTCTGCATTCATTTGTGCTTCTGCTAAAACAATAAAATCAGGGATTTTTGCAGTTAGATCATCACGATTTAAAAATTCTGCTATAGAAGTTTGCAATTCCGCATAAGTTGTTAAAGCCATTGTTTCACCACTTCACTTTGTTTGCCCAATACGCTGCGGACATTTTGCCTTTTGCAATATTTTTTGCGTGTCTTGCCTTAAATGACTTAGCTCGTTTTGTCATGGTTTTATCACCAGTTTTACCTTGCTGACCAAAGCGAATAGTTTTTATTTTACTACCTTCTTTTGCAACAACAATGTGGGATTTTTTAGGGTGGCTAGGGGTACGTTTAGGTTTATTGTATCCGCTAACTCCTGCTCGTTTTAGTCTTGGATCTTTAGCCATACTACGGCCTATTTAAATAGTTTACATATGCTTTCATCATAATGTCAAATGAAGGTTCAACGCCACGTTCTAAAAAAATAGGTTCAGCACGTTCTTCAAATTCTTCAAATGTCAAATCATCTAGAAACAATTTAGAAATCGGTGTTTCTTCTCTTTTTAAGCCTGAAAAGTCATCTTGTCGTATTGACCCATCTGACATTATACCGCTTTGCAGCTGATTAATCATATTAGACATATTATTAGAAGTTCTACGCTGTGAACCTATAGGCTTTGCAAAAGCATTTGCTAATGCACTTAATAAACCACCGCCTTGAAATGTAGAACCAGAACGACCCGCGCCGCCACCGTCAAACATATCTATTAAGCTAGTGTAAGCCATTTATTTTTTTTTACCTTTTCTTTTTTTACCGTAGGGCATTATTTTTTCCTTTTCTTTTTCATAGCTCGTAAATTGTCAACCATATTAGGGTAGGGTCGCCCCGCTTTAGCAGCTGTACGTTTTGCTTTTGCTTTCTGGGACGCAGTCATTTTTTTGCGTTTACTTTTGGGGGTGGGGTTCTTAGTTTCCCAGACTTTTTTCTTGGACTTTTTCACGGCGACCCTCCTATATAAAATCTCTATACCACATAATTTTAAATTACGCTATACCCTTCAAGTTTCTCTTTATAGGTTCTCCCCATTCTTTTATCGGCCTATAACCTACTGCCAAATATCTAAAACTATCTGCACCGTGAGATGTCCAATCATGCAACGGTCTGCCTCTCCAAGACTTTAATTTTTCGTCAAACTCTCTACGATATTGCAATAATGCTTCAATGCCTCTTTCACACTTTTCTGCATCAAACCAACATCTATTAAGCATTGACCTTGTTGCTTGTATTCCGTCATCAACACTTAATCTTGGAGCTATTTCAATATTATAAATGCCTAAGTTTTCTAGTGTTTCTAATCTGCTTTTACCTGTGCCTAATTCTTTAACTCTTACATCATGCGGTAAAATATGTGCTTCATAATTATATGCTTTTTCATTTAATACTTTTGCATAGTGGTCTAAGCCGACACCGCTATTTTCATAATAATCTATTAAATGAATTTCTTGCCCTATAAATTGAGCAAACCACAAAGCTGTACTGTCACCTATTCCTAAGTCATAACTTACAATTACACTAGCAGAAGGATCATAAGGAACGGATGTAATTCTGTTTTCATTTTTTGCTGTTTTCATTTCTTGTGCATAATAAGCACCTTGTATTGCAGCCTCAAAACTACACAAAAACTCTTGAGCGTAACGATCTTCGCCCATTGTATTTCTAGCTTCTTCTAATTCTTTTGGATCTAATATATCTGTTTCATCAGCTTTATAGATTGCACAAAACCAATTTTTATTTGTTTTAGCATTATTAAATATTTCCCAAAATTCATTTTTTCCTTTTGGTGTGCCTATGAATGTTGCTTTACCTTGTCTGTCTGCTAGTGACGGTCTTATAACTGTCGGCCACGCATTAGCAGGAAAATCTGCAGGTTCATCTAGAACAACACTGTCAAAATATAAACCTCGCATAGCATCATAATTATCTGCACCAAATAATCTGAACCTTGCACCGTTTGGAAAATCTGCTCTTAATTCAGCAACATTGTATCTAACGCCTTCTATATCTTTTGTATATTCTAGAAGATAATCCCACGCTATCGCTTTTGCTTGCCGATAGTATGGAGCAATGTAAGCAACTCTTACATTTTTTCTTTCTGTTGTTAATGCTGTTTTTATTAAATCGTTTATAGCTGCAACTGTTTTGCCAAATCTACGGTGAGCAACAATAACAGCAAATCTTTCTTTTCTTTTATGAAAGCTTTTAACTAATTGTCTTGGTCTATAATTAATCGTCCTCGTCGTCATCATCTAACCATTTATAAGCAACGACGTGTTCACCAGTATCTCCCGCACCTTCAATGCGCTGTGTTTCTTTCCATCCCGCTCTTGTTTTTAAATAGAATATCTGTGCGCCCAAGTCTCCCGATCTAGCTTTTTGTATTAAATTTTGTGCAACGAAACCGACAGCTTTTGCTTGTCCCTTTTTATATAGTGCAGAAACCTCTTCATCCCTGTCTAAAATATCAAAGAAAACACGCCTACTTATGCCAAAATAATCAGCTATTTGTTCTGTTGTTAATACAGCTGCAAGTGTTTCTATCTCTTGTTTTTGTTCAGGATTTAATTCAATCCTTGGTCTGCCGCCTTTGTTTTTAGTCATAGGCTGCCTCTTGTATTGGAGCGTGTAGGTCGGTGCTGCCCCGCCGCTGTGCCAGTTGGGAACTAGCCATCGCCTTCTTTACACGCTTTGGATAAGGTTCTGATAAATGTTTTATCTGTTCATACATTTCTTTAGTTAAAGGCATTAAATATCTGTGTTTGCCTTTAGTATAATATTTTGTTGCTTTTGGATCTAAATGCTTTCTAATTTCATCTAATGTTTGTCTAACACCTTTGCTATGAATAGTTTTGCTATGAACTTGCTTGCCATTAACTATCCAAGAACCAGACGAACCTGCGTTTCTTAACCCTGTGTATATCCAGTTAGTAGCCTGATAAATACCGCCATGATGATCTTGGTCTGCATCTGCATAACTAACTATTAATTTTAAACTCGGTGATTTTTTTTGCAGAAACTTTATTGCTATAGACATTATTCTGCTAACAGGAGTTTTATGTTCTTTCAGTGCTATTCTTACAAGTTCACACCCTTCTGTCATTTCTAACTTAAACGGCTTCAGCATATTATTATTGGCACCTCTACCGAACAAAACAACTCCTATAAATTTGTCATCTTCCCACACACCTATTTTTATAAGCTTTCCTACTGGCATAGATCGAGTATAGTGCCAGTTTTCACAAGCATATTTTGCAGCGTCATAGGCTGCCCAATCAAGATGAAGTTTAGATTTTTCTTTCATCAAACTTTTCACCGCAATGAGGACAGTTAATCCATTTTGGATCTAATTCATCTAATTGTCCTTGATCGTCTTCTGTTCCCGCACCAAAGTCTGGTTCAAAAAATAAATTACTTAATTCATCTACAGAAAACCCTGTTAATTCTGTGTCAAAATTTAAATCTGTTAATTCTCTAAATTCTATCTTTAGCAGACTGTCATCCCATCCCGCATTTAATGCTAGTTTGTTATCTGCAATGACATATGCTTTTTTTTGTGCTTCTGACCAGTTATCAGCTTGGATGCATGGCACTTCTTTTAAATTTAGTTTTTTTGCTGCTAAGAGCCTACCATGACCCGCTATAATACCATTATCACCATCTATTAAGATTGGATTAGTAAAACCCCATTCTTTTATACTAGCTGCTATTTGTGTGATTTGATCATCGCTATGAGTACGACTATTTCTAGCGTAAGGTATTAACGTTTCTATATCTCTTCGCTCTACCTTATCAGCAGGCCAAGACCGTCCATCTGTCATGGGTGCGCCCTTTCTGTTGCTTGTGTATTATACTGAAAAAAATCCCCCGCGCAAGGCGAGGGAAGTTGGTGAGGTTTGATAGTTCGTAAAAAAGCAGTAATAAGCGAACCTAATTCAAACAGGGAGGAGTTTGAAACCTCACGACCTGTATAACATAATTTAATCATTTTTCATACGTTTCAAGTATTCTTTATAGGGTTCTAGTTGCTTTTCTGCCACAAGACCCGCCCTAACCATTTGCTCAGCCATTGCCCCCATTATATAATTTTCACCTACTGGCTCATTGTTATTTATTCTATTTGCGTTTATTTTCAATTCATTAGGCTGATACTTTTCAGGTGATTGTTCTCGAAATTCAGGACGTTTCGGCGCAATTATTTTTGCTGCTTTACTTATTTCTTTTGCTGTCGGCCATGTTCTAGTTTCCAAGTTACTCAATAATGTTGTCTCAAAATCAATGAACCACTGTGTATAATTTTGACTAGGTGCTAGTTTAATTATTTGATTACAAAGAAACTCAGCTTCACTTTTCATGCTTTCATCATTGTTCTGCACTGCCCTAGGTGCATTTAATCTGCCTAGCATTTTTAATGTTTTTGTTTTCAATTCTTCATTTCGCATTCAACATCTCCCCTAAAACAGTTTTTTGCAAATCTGCAAAATTTGGTGCTTGCTCATATTCATCATTCCATCGTTCTTGATTTAACCATGTACTAGCATGAGGCAAAAATTGTTTCTTTGTATCTTTATGAACATCAATAAAAACATCTAATTTTTTCATCATATCTTCAAAATCTATTTTTGTTAACGCTCTTGCAAAAACTTTTTGTGCGGGTGCTTTTGCTGTTTTTCTTGGATACTTTTTCCAAAACTCATTAAATTGTTCTATAACAACATCTATTGAACGAACTAATATAATAGGTTCAGTGGATGGTTCTTTTAATGGTTTATCTGAACCCTGTTCATCGGTACCGCTGAATGTCATACCGTGGTAGGGGTGAATGCTATTCAGTGGTGGTCTTGTTGACGGCAACTTACTAACAACCTCTAAATTTATCTGATAATCTATTGTATAACCGTTTCGGCACTCTTTTTGCCCAGTCACTTTTAAAATATTTAAAGCAAGCATATCTTTTATGTGTATTCTTACCGCACGACTAGACATTTCTAAGTCAGCTGCCATGTTGCCTTTGCTCACCCAAATACCGCTACCGTCATCGCTAGCTTTATCTGCCATGTACATAAGAATTGCTTTTTTAGTCGGTGAACCTATTAATTTTGTTTGAATTACATTTGAAACTAGGTTACTCATTATCTAAGATTACTCCTTGTAGTCTGTAGTATTAGTATAATACTTCTTCTTTATTGCTCATAACCCTAGGAGTTTTTTAACTTCTAGGGTTTAGTTATTCTTGCAGATAATCAGACAATCTTTCAACTGTAGAAAATTTTGGATCTGTTTCGTTGTTAATAATCTGATATAACACTGGTCTTGAGACATTAGCATTTTTAGCAACAGCTGTTAAGTTTCTATCTCTTAACTTGTGTCTAATTTCATCAAGACTTAAAACTGTCTTATTTTCCATTTTAACCTCTTTATGTTTACATTTAATTATTTTCTTCTTTACAGTACATAAAAAATTAAGTAAAGTCAAAAAATAGCAAAAAGGAGAAATTATATGGATACTAAAAAGCGTCCACCACAAGTTGCTGTTAAACACGCAATAACTGAAGCTGTGTGGGAATATACAACAAAGATCGGCGAAAAAGCTAATACGCGACCAGACGAACATTTTCCCACTGGTTGGCATAAAATTGTAGAGGCAGCTATAGATAAAGTTTACGACAATTATCAAAATAGCGAACTCGGTAAAATTGAAGTTGAATTAGAAAGGTTAGAAAATGCCTTTAAATAAAGAAGAAAAGGAGATTATTTGGAAAGTATTTAAAACACTTAGAAGTACATCAAACCAGATTTCTGATTGTCAAGATTTGTGGTTGTCAGATGTAAGAAATATAGAGGCTGCTTTTTGGTCTCTATATCATGAATTTGATTTTATTAAAGAAAGAACTGAGAAAGAAAGAAAAAATGACTAAAATACCAGAACGATTAAAAGATTTAATTGAAGAAGTTGGTTTGACAGAAAGACAAGCAACTTGGAACTGTCACGGTACACCTGTCGTACTACATAAAGCATTAGAAAAAATAGCTAGTAAGCATAATATAGTTTTTGATGCTCCAAACATCATAGAAAGCAATATAAAAGAAAAGTTTGTTGCTATTTGTGTAACTGGACACATGGGCGATGCTACCGAATGGTCTATTGGTGAGGCTGCACCTTACAACACGACAAACAAATATCCTTACGCTATGGCAGAAAAAAGAGCAAAGGATAGAGTTATTCTTAAACTTGTTGGTTTGCATGGTGATGTTTACAGCGAAGAAGAAGCTGACGAATTTAAAAACCAGAAACCTAAAAGTAGTGAACCTAATCTAAGTATTGATCAAGCTGAAAGAATAGATGCAATGTTGGAGTTTTATGAAGACTGCAATCTTGAGCGTTTTCTAGCCGCAGAAAAGAAATATGAAAAAGTTCTTAATATGGTTGGTATAGGTGAAGAAGAATATAATAAAATTGTTGATGCTCACGACAAAAGAAAAAAGGAGTTGCAGCAATGAAAAATATAACCGCTGTAGGCTATCTGACTAAAGATTGTGAAGTAGTCGAAAATGAAAAAAATTCTTTTGTAAAATTTTCTATAGCTGTCGACGATGGCTATGGAGAAAACAAAGGCACAATGTTTTTTGGTGCAAGATACTTTAGAACAAAAATATCTCCTTACTTGTTAAAAGGAAAGCTTGTTGCAATAACAGGAGATTTAAAAAAGAACGAATACGAAGGCAAAACGTATTTATCAATAAATGCAACAGACGTTAAATTATTAGGGGGTAAAAACACTGGAACAATGAACGTTGTTGAAGCAGCTGCTAAAGTATCTGAGAAAGAAAAATCACGCTATGCTGAAGGAGAAAAAATAGAAGTAGATTATTCTCGAGACGCAGTAAAAGCACAAGATTTTGATGATGAAATTCCATTTTAAGAAGGAAAAAGTTATGATTGAAAAAAGTAGAGAAGATGAAATTAATGAACAAGCTGAAGCTTTCAGCAAACAAAACCCAGAAGTTTCAAGACTTTTTGTAAAATTCACAAAAGAAATTATAGCGAGAGGTTTTAGAAATTATTCTGCACAAGCTATTTTTGAGCGTATTCGATGGGAAACTGATCAGGCTGATGTTGATGGAAAATCAACTTTTAAGCTTAATAACAATTATACTCCTTGGTTTTCTAGAAAATTTATGGAGAGATATCCAGAACATGATGGGTTTTTTAGAACACGCAAACGAATAAGCGGTGAACAAACTGCAACAAATTTACCAGAACTTACCCCTGATTATTATGAGCAAAACTATGGGTAAGTTACAATTACAAGTTGTAAAAAGTGGGGGGCAGTTAATGCCCTCTACTGAGTATGATGCTGTAAAAATAGAAGAATACAAAGAAAATCAAGTTTTCAATTTACAAGCAACAGGCAAACGATCTAACCCGCATCACAATTTATATTGGGCAACACTTAAAAATGTTTGCGATGCTACAAACAGATGGCCGACAGAACAACATTTACATAGCGAATTGAAATGGGCGTGTGGATATGTCAAAATGAGGTGGAACAGTCTAGCAAGCGCACATATGCGTATTATGGACAGCATTTCGTTTGATGATATGAGCCAGAAAGAATTTAATGATTATTTTGAACTGTCTATGCAAAAACTATCTGAGGCTATAGGTTATGACCCACTCGCATAAAAAAAGATGGAGTTATACTACTTTAGTTGATCACGAAAATAACATGGTTATTACACTCAATTTATTTGATGATAAAAGTTCTTCAGTAGTTGTTGATAAAATAATTAATGGCAAAGTTGACCACAAAGTTATAGAAATACCGCCGAAACCTAATATGAATGATATAATTAGAAAACATCAAGAATTGGTATTGTCATAAGTAATTTAGCAAATAAACCACCGCTTGGACTGAAAGCAGATAAAACAAAACGCAATGCAAAATATTTAGACAAAATTAGAGAAATGCCATGCTGCGTTTGCAAAAAGTTTAATGAAGTTCAGTATAGTCCAACAACAGCACATCATCCTATTCATGATAGATTTAGCATGAAAAAAGCTAGTGATTTAGAAGCTATACCGCTTTGTGAAGGGCATCATCAAGGTTTATGGGATAAATCTAAATTAGCTATTCATGATGATAAAAAAAGATGGCGAGAAAAATACGGTGCAGATTATTCTTATATTGTCCAAGAAACAGACATATAAAGCACTGCACCCCGATCAGGATGACAATAAACTTTTTTAGCATTAATGCTAGTCACTTGTGTATCTGAATAATAAATCACACCTTCAACTCCATCTAACGCAGATTTAATAATATTATCTATGTCAGGCTTAGTAGTTGGTAAAATAGCACCGTATTCGGCTTCTAGTCTTTTAACTTTTGACCATGATTTTGGAATTTCCATAAATGCAACAATTTCGACATGACAAAATTTAGATGTTGGATCTAATTTCATTTCATGCATTTTTTGCCATGCAGCTGCGTGTATTCGAGTTTCATATTCTCTTGTCTTTTCAGGAGTATATGCTCGACCGTTACGAGTAAATCGAGGCCGACCCTTTCCTTGAGGCTGCCCCGACACTTCTATTTCGACTTTAATAAGTTCCATAAAGTCACCTATGCACTTTTTTTTGTAGGTTTCCAATATTGCTTTTTGTAACCAAACGCAGGGTGTCCCGCCCAATACCCTTCAATCCATGTTTTCCATTGCCCATATCGCAAGACAGATTTAGGGTGATGTTCTTGTGCTTTTTTCCAATGTCCCTTGTTAAAGTGTAACGGCATTTTGTGAAAACCTTTGTCATAAGGTTCTCTAGCATTAACAGGTTTATCAACATTCCAAGAAACTCGATGCCATGCATCTGTAGCAAAACCCATTCCTCTATTTAACCCTCTGCGCTGCTGTCGGCTACCAGAAACACCTGTTTTTACAAATCTTGGCTTATTTATCACTTTAAGAAAAGAAGCTACGTGTCGCAGCCATGTAGCGTCTGCGTTGTGTGCTTCCTGTGTTTGCCCTCTAACAACTTCAATATCATGAGCAAAGTTAAAGACTTCAACACCTCCTAATTTTTGACATTCTATTGTGCCGATAGGGTGCGGCATTGTATTTGGACTAAGATAACAAGACAGAACAACAAAGTTTTTATAAAAAAGTTCTGGAAACTCTACACCTTCACCGTCTGATATTCCTACTTGTGGAATACTATTCTTGACAGCTGCGGTTTCAATTAAAATTTCACCGTCTTTCTTTTTGCAAGTGGGCAAAAGTATAATTAAATTATTAACTGTTGTGTCAAATACACTGTCTGGTTCATGTTGACCGTAATGTGATTTTGTCGGTTTTAAATCAACAAAAAACCCAACAGCGGGTGCGGGCAAAATAGTGTCACAAGATGGAGGAACAGACATATCGGCATACTCAGCGTGACTTGCTTCATAAACATATTCTGATATTCCACGACAATCATAGTAATGACACATTCTGAGCATTTCACCCATTTGTGGAACAGTAATAGATGATGACCCAATTTTCATATCAGGCCAATCATCATAATATTTTGCAAGTTGCTCTACATAATCATGCATTTCCATGTCAATCACTCGGCATTTCTCAAGCGATTAGGCATATCTTCTAGTGCATGATGACTAGCAGCTGTTGTGAAAATTTTATGAGTTAAGTCATAAACTTCTCTAAACTCTTTTTTCTGATTATCTGGTAAATCAGATCCAATTAGCCACAGCTGATCTTCAACTGCACCTATTAAAACTTCAAGTTTTTTCAATCTTTCAAAATACGGTTGCATAATTACACTCCTACAAATTCGTAGTCTAAATCATCAGTGCTAAATGCATACTGAGGATTTTTAAACTCATGATCAAAAAGACCGACTTCATCAAAACCATAAAGAACCAAACCCTCCTCTGGATCTCCACCCTTTTCATAAACAATCAAGTCTCCTTGAATTACGCCTTGATAAGTATTTATGTTTATATCGACAGTTTTTGTTTCAAACATAAGCGGCATATTACACCTCCTTTCTCGGCAATGGTGTTGTTCGAAGTTCATAAAGAATTTCTCTAAGTTCACCTGTGAGTGATGGGTTAAAACGTGTTTCACCCGCAGCTATATTAATTCTAGTAATTTCTTCACTGATTTGCTCAAGTAATGATTTAAGTTCTTCAGTCATAATAATCTCCATTAATTGCTTATGTGTAAAGATTAAATTATAATTTCGTAAAGTGCAACCATATAAATAGTAAAGTGACGTAACGTAACTTTACAAAAAAAGTGCTTGATGTTTACGATTATATACTGTAAAGTTTACATATAAGCAATAAAGGGAATTTTTAGAATGACTACAGAAACCTTAGATTTTAACAATGTTTATCACAGAGCATTTATAGAAGCATTAGAATTAATTGAAATGTCTGAAGATTTAGAACACCGATCTGCACTCAAGCAAGCTGCAAGTTACTACGGAATTGCTGAAGGCGAAGACTTAGGAAAGTTCGTCAAGTGGGCAGAAAAATATATGTATGGTGAATAATATGAATTACTCAGTAAGCACCGAAATTGAGATAGAAGTTCGCGGTCAAGAGTTTGTTATAGATATTTATGCAGACGTAGACGGTGATAGAGTTCCAGACAACATTGAACTAGCTTGGCATAGTAAAAAAGGTATCGTGAAAGATTTACCACCTCGCATGAAAGCTTATGTTGAAAAGAATTTTGAAGATTTAATTAACGACGCAATCTGTACAGCACCGCTAGATTACGACGATTCAGCCTATGATGCATATAAGGAGGATTTCTAATGGCTAAAAAAGCAAAACCCGCACCGCAATATACAAAAACGTTAATTAGAACGGTGTCACATTACAATGAGCAAGAAAGTGAAAGCTTGTTGCACGTAAATACAAATGTTTTTCGTCATCCCGAAGAAGAACATAATTATGAGCATTTATCTGTTGAAGATCCACAAGGTGAATATCAATATGTTTTCCTTCACTCACAAGAGCAAGCAATAGAGTTGATGCGAGCAATCAAAGCAGCTGGAAGGGAAATAGGGTGGTTCGATGATTGAGAAGAAAACTTTTCAGAAATTGAAAACAATATGTGAACCTCATGGCGTCACTTTTGATTATCATTACGATACAAGTTTTGGCGAGTGGAATATTACTTTTGATGCTCCACCAAAAATGTGTTGGGCTACAAGTCAAGCTACTGTTGTCTATTTTGAAGGGTCTTTAAGATCAGTAATTGCTTACATTAAAAAAGAACTAGAGGACGGTTTTTATGAAGCTGATGAAGAAGCACTTAGAATTACGGAGCAGTTAGATGATTGATTGGCAAGATAAAATAATTTTAGTCATCATGGCTATATTTTTCACTATACTAGCAATTAACATAGATAGCTTTATGGTGATGCAATGAAATTTAATAACCCATATGAAAATCCGTACGATGAAGATGAATTTTTAAATCCTGACTGCGATTGTTACGGTTGCGCTACTATGCGTCACGCTTGTCAGTATGAAAAAAGAAGGGAGAAAAAAAATGACAGTGAAAACACCACTGACGAAAGATAAACTAGAAAACTTTGTGCTTCAGCATATTGCAGCATGGGTAGAAGAAGACGGTAAAAGTTTTATTGAAGAACCAGAAACTTTTAGAGTTAAGATGGATGAATTTACTAACTCATTTCGAAAAAAATGGTTTAGTTTTGAAAAGGATAATAATCTCAGGCAAAAATAAAAGAGGCAAAAAATGGAAATAAAACCAGAAGATAGAGATACTCGAGACAGTATAAAAAGAGAAATAGATAGGCTAGAACCTCTAGCCTTACTACCAAACGCACCGCCCTCAGTTAAGCAAGACTATAGGGATGCACAAGAAGCTATGAAAGTATTAATCAAAAAACTCAGGGAGGAAGGAGTTAGAATATGAAACCGTGGGAGCAATTAAGAAAAAAACAAGCAGAAGACGTGAAAGAACTTTTTGAACTATTCAGTCATTTAACAATAACAGAAGCATCAAGAGCAATGGGAATAGACACAAATTCTCTTAGAACACACGCATTTAGATTTGGTGTAGAGTTTGCCAAGCAATACGGTGGCAAAACGTCAGTAGAAACTGATAAAAAGAAAATAGCTAATCAGCGAATAAGTTTGCCTAAGGTGCCGTGGAATATTCGTGGGGAGGAGATTAAACGACACTAACGAACATCACTTAACTTAATGGCATTTGCCTCCCCTAATTACTTATAAAAAAAACGAGCAGAAAACACAATGGAATATTACACACTTTTGACACTTGGATACCCACTTCTCGATAATATAATGTACGTTAGCATTTGGTTTGCTAGTGAGGATGATTGTTGGAGTGTACTATTAAATAGTAACACACTTTATGACCAGATAAATGCTCAAGAAGGTTACTGTGATGTTAGTGATGTAGCATCAAAAATTGTCAAACCTCTTGCACGACCATGGTAAAACCTTTATAGAGGATTTGCACAGTCGCGAATATCGTGGTGGGGTGTGTCGAGTATGAGCGATGCACCCCTTTTTTTATCTCAATTCGAAATGCGGTCCGTCGATAAAGGGTCTTCGTCCTTGTGAGCGTCTTAAATCAATATATTCATTCATAGCATCTTCCATAGAACCTTCGAAGTCACCTATGTCATCTATGTGCCATGCTGCACCCCATCTAAGCCGACAACCTACTTCCTTTGCTGCACTAGCCATTGCATCCGCAATTTCGTCATAAACGTTTATTTCCCAGACAACTTCAGAACCGTCATAAGCAACTAAATCAACAGCGTGTGAAAATCCACTGTCTTGGATTAAATGCTTAGACTTCATTGTTTGGCTTCTACCCATATCGAAAAGACGTTGCTGTTCTTCCTGACTTCTGACCCCATACGTCACTCCAAAATCAACGGTTGTACGTTCTATCGCTTTTTGTACAGTTTCAACCATATCAGGGTGGACACCCTCAAGCTTGCCGAGCGATCTACTTGATAATTTAAAAGCCATTACTTTCTCCCAAAAAATTTAGTTGCCGACCTTACTCCAAAACTAGCCGCAACAATTACACCTAATGTATATTGATACCAGTCAGGCATTGTTTCTAATGCTGCAAAACCGTCTGCAACAACTTGTCGTCCAGTATCCCCTAAAAATACAAGCACAAGTGGAATGCTGAACAAAATTGTTAGCCACTCGTCCTTCCAAGAGTTCTGTGAACCTTGTGCCATTATGCGTTCCCAATCAGCGATTGACGTTTCCTTAGAAAGCATAATTTTTGCTTTTGCCTCAGCCTCCGTTAGCTTCAGTTTTGCTTCTGCGGCTTTCACATCTGCTTTTCCTTGCAGCCAACCGCCCGCAATACTGGCTATCGGTCCTATTAATTGAGCAATCATGCGTTTTTGTCCCTTATGCTATTGAAACCAAAATAACCGACAACAACCCCACTAGCAGCAACAACATAAACGCTTGCAATGTCTGTTATTAAACTAGCAGCTGCATCAAAACCTAAGACTGACGCTAATAAAATAATAAAAGGATACAACAGCATCCCCGCACAACACGCCTTAACGAGCAATCTCTCAGTATTCCTTTTTTCGTCGGCATCCGCTATTTTTAATCTACGATCTTCTATTTCGAGTTGTTGAAACTCTTTTTTGCTCAAATTGCCGTTTTTATCTTTGTCTAGCTTGTCGAAATCTGTCATCTGCATACTCCTGACATACACGCCGATTATAACCTAAAATTATCAAACGTCCATTTTTATCATAAACTGCCCATTTTTTGCCGTGTTCTATTGCAATTGGGTTACTATCTCCAAACACAAAAGTTCCTGACTTGTGTGATTTTTCATGACGCTTGCTTTCTTTTTTTCTTCTTGGCATTGGCTCATTTCAGGAAAGGTTGCTATTTGATAGAACCGCAAATTGTCTGTATTTAAGAATTGTATAAAAACCAAAACGTATATCATCTAAAAAAATCCCGAACGTCTAACCACCCCATATAATGGAGATATGCCGTGGCGCCCACCGCGGAGAACAGGAGCAGCACAACGATTCCAGCTATGGTTATCATCATTTCTTGCCGTTCTATGGCATCACGCCTCGCCTGAGCCTCTGCTTCACGCTTTTCTGCCAATACTTCCCTACGAATTTTTAAAAGTTCTAAGTATTTGCTCCTTCCGTAGGTTTGCGTGATCCACTCTTTTAATTCCTCTTCGGCCTCTGCCGCCTGACGTAATTTTGCCCACCGATCCATCGCTGTTGCATTTGTACTTTTTGCTGATACACCTTTTTGTTGTAAAGTTTTTTTGGCTGCATCGGTTGCATCAAAGAATTTACCAATGTCTTTAGAAAGTGCTGAAATTGTTTTGCCGGCCGCCAGACCAGTTTTCAGTCCCGCGAGAATTGTTAACGGATCCATTTCTATCTTCCATCTGAAAGTGCGGGGCTGCGTGTTAAGTATTCTAAGGTGTTTTCAAGCGTTTTAACTCTCGCTTGCAATTGAACTATTTGATTGAATTGTAGCAAAAACCCTTCTTGTGTTTCATAAACTTCCTCAAATTCAGAATATACGTCTTCTAAAGTTTCCTCTCCTTCCTCTTCAAGTTCGACTATATAATCAATCAATTCATCAATTTGTTCCGCATTATGTTCCACATCCCTGATTAGATTTGTGCGATCAGTTGCGTTATTTTCAATTGTCAAAGTGTTAACTTGTTCTGTAAGACTTTCGATAACCGATGCTTGCTGAGAAGCGTACCAGATACCGCCGCCCACTGTACTGACTATCGCTACCACCGCCGAAGCAGCTACCGCAATATTTACCTTGGGCAAATCCATCTAGTAACCGTTAGCAACCAACTTGCTAAACTCACCCGACATTAATTTTTTCTTAATGTATTCGTTAAGTTCTTGGCTACCTAGTTTTGCACCGCATTCCTTCATCCACATCTCAATAACAACAAACGGTATTGACCCTGCAAGCCTCATATCTGATTTGCGGTTGTGACCGTCAATATTACGCTCTTTGTTAAAATCTAAAATGCGCTGAATATCCTGACTGCGGTTAATTACAATTTTTCCGTCTTCATCAAAATATTTTGTTTCAACACTCATTTTTTAGCTTTCTTTTTTTTCGGTGCTTTTCCACCTTCCCAAGCTTCATTAATGTCTGGTGTAGATGGATCGTCGGCTTTCAATTTGCCTTTAGCTGTTCTTGCCCTTTTTGGTTTAGAAGCACCTAATTCTAATGCAAAACCCGCTTGCAACAAAATAGCGCCTTCTTCTGCATCAACTTCTATTTCATCACCTTTGTTAGCAGCTGCACCTTTTACAAAAGGTTTTCTGTCAGTTGTTATTTTAACTTTCATAATATCCTCCTAATGGATGGGGCATTGCTGCCCCACCTAATTTTATGTTGCGTTAATATCTGCAATGATACCATGCGCTTTTTGTGAAGTAACTTGTAAGCCATATTCACAAGAAATTAAGCGACGCTCTGACAAACCAGTTTTCGCAAGAGGTTCTTGCTTCGCTGTTTGTAGATACGCAACTTCAGCATAAGATGGATCAAGCACTAATACGTCTGGTGTATAGTCTACACTGGACACTGTCCTCACCCTCATATGCCTGTTGGGTACGATCTGAACTTCGCCGAAATCCGAGATATAAACGTCGATTGCAGCATTTAATTTGCTGTCCTCGGCTTCTTTATAGCGAGTAGCATTGCCTGTGAAAGTTGATATTTTTTGCTTTTGCGCTGAACCACACATAACAATTTTAGGTGTAGCACCCGCATTCCAACAATCAGCAATAACTCCTTTTAGAAGCGCCTCGGTGATAGGACGTAGTGTCCCGTCTGTTGCCGCAGCGTTAACAAAACCCGCTTCGCCTGTTCCTGAGGTTGTGCCGTTAGCACCACCAGTACCACGTGAAACGTTCGAAGTTAGGTAAGCTGGAAGACCCGCTGTTGCTCTAGCAGTACCAGAAGCACCTGCGTTTGCCGCCACGTTATCTAGAAGCATTGCCTCCATGTCACGTTTTAGCTCGCTCAGCTTGTAAGCAACTTGTTTTGCAACTGTCTGAGCGTTCGCGACCCCGTTTACAGCTTGGTTGGTTGAAGATACTTCGACCACTTTTGCTGAAATTTGCGTGTACCCGCCTTTTCTTACGGCATTTGTTGGAGCAGTATTTGAAAGCCCAACGTCGCCTTCGATTTGGCGGTTCGCTCCAGTGGCGGCCAAGTCAACCTCGCTCCACTCGAAGTAAGTGTTATCAACATTGCGTGTGCCAATAGTCGACATCAGCAAAGTTTCTGTCGGCGTTATCGAAGCCATTGCCTCCGATAAATCCTCTCTTATTGTAGAAACATCGTATGTTTCGTTTGTGTTGGCAGTTACAGCCATGATAGTGTCCTTTCTTTAAGACAAGAGAAATTTAGCAACGTCATCAACGCTGCCTGACTTTTGCATAGAAGAACGTGCTTGCTTTTGTTTCATGACTTTAGTTGAACTAGCTGTTTTTTTCGCACCCGCTTTGACCATCGGTCTTGCACCTTTAGTCTTTTCAACAACTTTTTTAGATGTTTGCAGTTTGCGATAGGCTACGGCATCACGCATAATCTTGAATTCCCATGTATGTTTTAAACTGCCAAGAATTTGCGGAGGAACTTGATAATATTCAACTGCCACAGTTTGAATATCCTCTAAAAGCTGTTTGCCTTTTTCGGGGTCATTCAACTCTGGCATTTCCTTTCGCAAAAGATCAGCCTGTTCAGATGCATACTTTTGTTCTTCTTGAATACGCATTTGTTCGTCAGCTGCGAGTTGTTCATCAGCTTTCGCTTTAAACTCCTCATATGCAGTCACGTTTTGCCGATATTCTTCCATTGCCTCTAAATAACCAAAAGGGTCACTTTCTTGAAGTTCCTTTGACGGCATTAAAGGTTTTTGCGGAATGTCACCGTTTTCAATAGCTTGCATAAATTCACTTAACTTTGCACGGTCTTGTTGCATTGTTTGGGTAAGTTGCTCTAGTTCTTTTTTAACTTTTGCATTTTGTTCCATACCCTTTTGGATGTAGTCTTGTCCTGCGGCACTTCGCTTTAGCTCCCCTATGGTTGCCTTCTTTATTTCACCATCGCTTTTATACTCAAGTTCCATATCATCAGAAAGTTCGAAGGGAACGGCTTCGTCGTCATTTAGCCCATCCTCATCCACGATTTCTTCTACTTCATCGCTTTCGTGGTCAGCGACATCCTCACTTTCGGCTACTTCTACAGTTTCATCAGTCTCAGTGTCCTGAGGTTCCTCCATAACTGCTTCAGCAACTTCGTTCAGATTATCTTCTAGTTTTTGTGGCGGTTCTGATATTAAATTTGCAATATCATTAATGCTGCCTGTGTTAGGTTCAGTGCTGCTCATGAGCGTCCCTTGCCTTTCGTTCTATGAGTTTTTCAGCGTCTACATCCGCCCTTAATAAAAACTCAATTTCATTTAACGCCCGATAAATGGCATGAGCATCCTCACGTTTTTCCACCTCTGACGCACTCGTATTCGCAATAAGACGCAATTGGTCTTCTCGCAAATCTTTCATAATGCCTTGAAATTCTTCGTTTCCTAATAAATTTCTGGCTCTAATAGCTCGCTTCTTGTAATCCATCCATCATTTCTTTGTTGTGTGGTCTTACTCTTTCTTGTTCGGCTTTTATTGCTGTTGTGTCAACAGCTGTTTCATATTTACCTAATATCTCAGCTACCTTAACAGCTAAGTCTTGCACCATTTCATCACGCTGCAAATCATCTTTCATAGCTAATTCATGCATTCTAAATTCATTGTCGCTTGCTGCTTTTTGTGCATCTAACTGTAGTTTTGCCATGTCAACTTGCGCTCTTGTTTGTGCTTTCATTTGCTCAGTTGCCATAAATGCTTGGTTTGGATCTGTTTGCTGTTGACCTTGCGCTAGCATTTGTTGTTGCGCTGCCTCTTGCTGTTTTTGTTGAATTAATTGCTGTTCACTTTCCATAGTAACAGGCAAATAGTATCGGTCTGTATTTCTCAAGCCAACGCTATTTAATAAATCTGCTAATGTGTTTCTAACATTCGTCATTGTTACTAAACCATTTGTCGGACCGTATTGCTGCCAGACTGACATTTGCATTTGCAATGTTTCTCGCAGAACAGCAGATTTTTCAGCCTCACGGCCTGTCCCTATACCAACATTTACCATCATATCGGCATCTGCGTTCCAACTTCTTGGATCAACTTCAACAAATTCATTATTAAGTCTAATAATTTCTTCTCTGTTAGCATTGTTTATTATGCAATTTGCTATCAGCTTAAAGAGCCTTCTCATGCCACCTTCAGCTAAATTTCTTGCTATAACTTCCGCTTGCCCCGCTGCACCTTGCATTGTTGCTGCGATAGCTGTTGCACTTGCTGATTGCAAAACATTTGCGTCTAAACCTTGTGACGCTTTGCTTACACCTGTTTTATTTTCTACGAGGCTGTCAAAGTATTGTAGTGCGGGAAGTGTTGAACCAGCTGTAAAAGGAACAACTTGTTCACGAATAGAACCTTGCTGTTTTACTCTAACAATTCTACCAATTTCGTTATTAAGCAAATCATCAACTGAAACCTGTCCATCTACTATTTCAAGTCCAGGATTATTTGTTAAAGCAACATTGTCTAATACACCTCTAAGCATAGAGGTTGCTGCATCTTGATCATCCATAACAAGATCAACTAAACTGCTCCCAAAAAATGCATGAGGCTCTGGATCTACTTCAAAAACAGCAAAAGGTACTTGTTCAGCTAATTCACAAGATAAAACCTTATAATGTGAGCCTCCAAGAATAAACTGATACATCAAAGGCTTACCAGTACCTTCTTTGTCTAATTTCATGTAAGCTTCCGTTACAACAACTTTTCTACTTGTTGGATCTGCACTTTCGTCATCATTTTCATCAACAGCGTAATTTCTGCGTTCAAATTCACTTTCTGCCTCAAAAGTTGCCATGTCGCCTTGAAGGTTATGCACCTCTTCATGATCAAAACCCATTGCAAGCAAATCGCCTATAGTCATATCTGTTCTATGACCAATCACAAAAAAGTCATCAATGCTTCGTGCGTTTCTATCAACAAAAAATTCTTCGGGCGGTATTGATGTTATAGAAATATCACCTTCTGTTTTTTGTCGGCTAATTTTTACATCATGTATAACTGTTTCAACCTCTAAGCCTTCTTCGTCTTCTATTGATGCTTCAACTGTTTTTGTATGCTCTAAAACTGTTACTTCATCAGGCTCTATCAAATAATTAAATTCTTCATCTGTTAAATTTCTAAATTCATGTATTTCGCTTTTTGATTTATCCTCATACATCACTTTTGCTATGCCTGTTTTCTTTACCATAGCATCCTGAAAAACATCATTTAGCAGCCTATAACCGTCGTTCTGCATAAATTTATAATTTGCAAATTTTGTCATCTGTTCACACATTTGAACGTCTTCGGGCATTCTTGGGACAAATTCCACAACATTTTCAGTGCTTAGAAAAACACGCTGAATTGATGGTTTTAAACTTTTAACAACTTCTCGACATTTAGTTGCAACAACTCTAGACCGACCATCCTCGTAACCTATATCAACCTCGCCGTCATAGTAGCGTTGTGATTTCAAGCGCGGTTCAGTAATTTCTGCTTCTATAAAATCAACCGCATCTTCAACAGCTTTTTGAATAATGCCTTGAACTGTTTCGTCATCCATTGCCTCAATTTTCATGGTTTATCCTTTTAATAATATGCTTGCGGTGAGCGGTTTCCAACTGCACGATTTAATTGTTCTTGCATTGGGTCAAATTCTTCACTTCCACCGACTGCCCCGCCTGTTGCTGCACCGACGCTCGGTCTTCTAAACATTTGTGGACTTGCCTCTTCAGCTGCTTCACCCGCTACAAATCTTTGAATAGTGTTTAGAAACGGTACACTGCTAACCAAACGTCCCATTCTACTCATATCTAATGCTCTATATAATTGTGATAAAATCCCTGCGGCTGCATAAGCTGAATTTGAAGCATTTTTAGTTGTATCTGTTACCCTTCTTGCTACTGAAGCAAATCTTTTCATCAATTTAATTTCATCAGCTGAAAATAAACCCCTCATAACTTCTGGATTTTCCTGTGTCATTTTGAATAAAAAGTTACTCATTTTGACACCAGATAATTTTATTTGTGCTGTTCCTGTTTGCGGCATATTTGCTTGTCTAACAATAGTTGCAAAAGCCTCTTGCCGTATTTGGTTCCAAGCGTCCTCGGGAAGTTCAGCCTTTAATATTCTTAGATCGTTTCTTAATTTTGGTTGTTTAATTAATTTTGTTCCTGACGAATTAAACAAGAAATTTGCTATTTCCGCAGGGTCTTTTTTAAGTTGTAAACTGCCACTATTTGGCTCTACTTCTGTTAATGTCCGTAAAATACCTTTATCTTTCCAACGTGACGCATAATCTCTATAGTTTGCTATAGCCTTCATTTGTGCAGCTACAGCCTCAGGATTTCCGTCAAGCAATTTTTGTTCTACTAATCCGTCCAAAACGTTGTCTAGTGTATTTTTAAGTTTTATCGCCGCCGCTTGTGCAGGTGAGTTTTTTGGAAAACCGTTTAACTGCCTTCTAATATTAAACAAACTTGTAACATCGCCACCAGAACTTAATATTTCGTCCATTTCATCAATTAACTTAGAAACACCTTCTATTTCTGTTTTGGGAAAGCTATTAACACTTTTTCTTAAAATGTCACTTACTTCCCCTGCGTGTTCTGTCGGTATAAATGCATAACCTTTTTCACTCGCTTCTGTGAAAAGGTCAGTTGCCCTTCGTTTTTCAGTGCGTCTTATATTATTTAATGTACTTTGAATATTTTCACCGACTTCAATCGTTGACGGCTTTGGCGCACCACCGCCTAAACTTTCTTCAATAAAACTAACATTCTCATTTATTCTATCAGTTTGCTTTGTCAGAATATCATCAATTTTAGTTTTGTTAGCCTCTCCGTAAACACCTTTTGTAATTGCGTCTTCCATTAATTGATCGCTTGGATTGCCTGACGCTTGTCCTTTTGTAAGTGGAACAGGAACAGGCAGACTTTGTGCTTCTGTCGTTGCTGCTACAGCTTGCCCGTCAACCGACCTACTTGATGCCTCATTTATTTGTTGCGCTAACTTTTCACTAATACCATCAGGGTCTATGCCATTAGACCGCAAATCATCTTGCACTGATTTTTTTAAATTACCTGTTGTTTTATCTATAACTGAAAAAGGTTTTGTTTTTAGCTTAGAAACAATGCCTGTTAGCAATTGTGCAGCCTTGTCCATACCCGCTTTGCCTAATACACCACCTAGACCGCTTAAAGGAATATCAAAAATTTTATAAACGCTACCTGTTAGTCTAGAACTTATTAACTCAGCCAAACCGCCTTCAGCCATGCCAAGCAAAGCAGATCCAAAATAACCGCCCGCAGGAATACCCATAATTGCAGCACCGCCCGCAAGAACAGCACCACCACCAGCTGCAGCTGTTAATGGAAATAAATCTGTTTTATCTAAACCTTTTGGATTTGGGTAAAATCTAACATATTGACTATCTGTCGGTGTCCCTTTTCCTGTTACTGGTGAGATAACAACTAAATTTCCATATTCATCATTAGTAAAATTAGCATCAGGCAATATTTTTTTAATGCCCCTTCGCAATCTATCATCACTAGCTGTTGTTGAAATAAGTGCTGCAAGTTGTGTAGCTTGCCTACCATCTAACGCTAGTTTTTGTGCAGTATTGCCTAGAGCCATTTCAGCAATAGTTGGTATAGTGCTATCTCTTTGGCCACCCTTAAACCAATCAGCCGTTCTTTTTAGAAAACCCCTTTGGTCTTCTTTTACTTCAGGGTCAGGTGGTAAAAGGTTAGTCTGTTTTATTAATGATTTTAGTTCAGCATCAAGTCCAGTGGAATCACTTTTTTCTTCTTCTGCAATTTGCGCTTCTAAGGCTGATATAGCTTCGTTTACATCCATGTTATTAACTCGAATTTTGCTTTTGCTTAATTGCTTCTATTAGTTCTTTCTTTTCTTGAATGCCCATTTGTATTGTACCGTTAGCGACTTTTTCAGCTAAATCTAATAAGTCATTTAATGGTTTGGAAATATACCTGTTGCTTGCCTCGTTTTGTTCCCTTGTTTTTATTTGTTCATCTATAAAACCTTCAAGAGTATTTCCCGGTCTAGCTAGGTAAGCCGCCGCTCTTTCTAAGGCAACTCTGGCGGCTTCTTGGTCTCTGCGTTTTTTTATCAACCATTCTCTCAAAGGTACTGGACTTAGGTCAGGCGGGGAAGATGTTGCTATAGCAAAATTCATTTCAGCTTCAGATAATGCGCCAAATGTTGCGGCAGCAATAGTATCCAAAGCCATAGAGTTCATTGCTGTTCTGAGTTCAGCCGATGCCCTTCTTATGTCGGGAAAGTAATTTTCTAAGAAACCTGACATTGCACCGTCATCAAGTGCTTTTATTGCTCTGTTAATATTGTCTATAGATTCAGTAACTTTTTCAGCCTTCTCGTAAACTTTGTCAGCTCTTTCGGCTGTAATCTGCCCCAATTTTTTACCCGCCGCATTTTCTTGGTCAAATTTTTGTTTTTTAGCATTTGCAGCATCTATATAGTCTTGCGCTTCCTGTCCTTTTAAAATTTTATTATTAGTGTCTTTTACTATAAATTGACCGTCCCTAGTAACGATCATAGTGCCACCACCAAATAACGCTGTTGAAGATTGCACATTACCGTCTGTTCCTAAACCTTGATCGGTTCTATACTGGTCTAATATTTCTTTTGCGGGCATACCCATTCTAATAGCATCAGCATATTTTTTGCCGTTAGGTTGTGTATCTAAATATCTAGCTGTCGCATTTTCAACTTCTTTTATTTTATTTGTTGCAATTTCTTTTCTTGCTGTATCTGCTATTCTTCGTCCGATACTGGTTCGGCTCATATCACCAAGTGCAACTCGTGTTCTAGGATCTCTAAGAAAACCCATCAAACCACCTTGTCGTTGTTGCATTTGTTGCATTTGCTGCATTTGCAATGGGTTCATATTTTTTGCTCCTTCTGCCGTTTCTTTCGGCCCCTTGTAGCCGACCCAAGCCTTCGTGCCTTGTGTTTTATATAGCCATTTTCCTATTCTATCTTGAAGACTTTTTGTTAGTTTTTCATCACCTGATAAATTTAATTTTTCTTTTGCATCTCTTAATGTTCTGCCAACTATTTGATATGCACCCATCGGGGTAGCAATTTGACCGTTATTTTTACTTGCAACATATCTTGCATATTCTCCTTTTGGATCTGCAAACGCTAGTGCTTCATCAACAGTCATGTCGGTTATTCTTACATTGCTAAAAATCCCGTTCTGTCTGTTTTGATACCCAAAAAGAGCATTATAATCACCACCGCTTTCACCGTCGAATATGCCTTGTTGTACGTCTTCCCATGTTATCATTTATAATCTCAACCAAATGGTAAAAATGGTATGCTTCCGATTCCTGATAAAATGTCAAAAAGTCCAGGAGTTTCTCCTTGTATAACATCCATTCTAGGCTGACCGCCAAAAATACTAGAATAAAAACTAAGATTTTCTCTTGGATACCCTAAATTTGCTAATGTTTGCGCTCGTGCAGCATCTAACAGCTGTTGTTGCTGTTTCATTGCTAAATCACTAGCACGTTGTTGTTGCTGTATGCCGTATCGACCCTGACCGAACATCTGATTGCCAAGACTTTGCAAATTTTGTGCGCCTTGCTGTCTGTAGCCCATATCACGGCCTGCTAAATTTTGTGCATTGTTAAAACCTTGCATTCTTTGTGCAGCTGCCATGCTCAAAGCGTTTCTATCATATTCTGCATTAGTCATTGCATCAACAATGCCCGACCTTGAACCGCCGTATGCGTTTGCACTTTCACTTTGTGCGCCACGAGAATTTATAGCCATCTGTCTAGCACGTTCATTATCGTCTTGCGCTCGTTTTATAACGTCATCAATGTAAGGGTTCATAAAATTTTGATATGCTGTTGGGCTTAACCCTTGCGTGGCCATGTTATTATAAACATTCCCCGCTGTTTGTTGTGCGTTTTGTGCCTGTTGAAATATATTATCACCAATCATAGCTTTTCCTTTTACAATCCAGAAATTCCAAAACGGCTATCTAATGCAGCACCGCCTCGTTTTTGCGTCTTGGTTAGACCCGCTGTTTTTTGTTTTGCTCTTTCTTGTGCTTTTGCAACCATGTCATCGTGAAAACTGCTTTGCTTGCTATCGTTGCCACCTGTCATTTTACTCACAAGATTACCAATAAGAGACATATCTTTAACATCATTTGCTACAGTTTTAGCTATATCAACAACATCTGAGCCTATTTGCCCAAAATGTTCACCTATAGACATATCGAAGGGGTTTTTATCGGTCATTGTATAACCTTTTTCTGCCGCTTCTCTTGGTGACATTTGCCCTGCTTTATACCCTACGGCATAAACGCCGCCGTCAGGTGTCTTTGCAAAACCCATCGCACCATCTGAAACACCTGCAGCATAATTTTTCTTCTGCCTTTCCATGTGTTCAGCCATGCCCATTCTATTATTTGGATCTAAAAAGTCTGCTACGCTATCACCGCCATGATATGGGTCGCTACCACCGCCGCCACTTCCACCGCCACTTCCCGTTAAGTCTGTGAATGACGCTGTAGGAGCAGTGTTAGTGTTGCCTACTAATTCATTGTAAAGAGATGGATTTCTGTTAGCAAAATCTTGTTCCATTTGTTTTTGAAGCAAATCACTTGTGTAAACATCCATGCCGCCGATGTTAGCAACATTATTTCCCATATTGGGCGGTGCAACAGTATCCATTCCTAACGATGCCAATAAATTATTAGTGCCGCTGTAAGCCGCAGCTGGTACTTGTGCAAAATATTTAGGAACATTTATAGGGTCTTGTGCATAAACTCTGTCAAGTTCATCTAAAATGAAATCTCTAGCCTGTTGTGACCTAGCATCCATTACAGTTTGTTGAGGCTTTCCTAATAAAAAATCAAAAATACCCATCACTTCGCTCCATATTATTTTCTCTATACCACATTTTTATTTACATTACACCCTAATAACTTGATAACGCTACACGCTTCCAAATTGCTGTTGAACCATCATATGCCGCAGTGCAAATATAAATATAATTAGTATCCCAACTTATCATTCCAACATTATCACCTGTTGCACCTACGCTAGATGACGGGGCGGCTTGCTGCATTGCTATTTGCCTAAAACTGTTTTGCGCTGAAACAACAGGGTAGTTTTTATCATCATCCCATAAAAATATACCGTTCTCACTTGGGTTGTCCGATGACGTTTTAAAAAATAACTTACCTAAATTAGTAGTTAAAAATAAATTTAACTGCCTGCCCCATTGTCTAACATCTTCGCCGAGAACAGGCGGTCTAACAGGCATTACCTTCTACCCCCTGCTCTAATGTCTAGTCTCATTGTACCAACTTTCCAGTTAGTTTTTTGATCACCTTCAACCCTCATTTTAATTTGACGGCCAGTAAACCGAACAGCCGTTGGATTTGCAGGGTTAAATGGACCGTATTCACGTTCTACATCGTTCGGCAAAAATTTAGCTTTGAATTTTAAATTAACATCGCCTTGAGTTTCTTCGTCTACAACAACCTCAGTAACCTTTGCAACTTGGTCACCTGTTCCTATCGAAATTGGACCCGTTTCGCAAAAAATATTAGCCCCTTCGTAATTATAACCGACTTCATGATTGTAAATAGTTGATGTCGTGTTGTGCGAAGCCATAAACGGATATGTAAACACCCCTCTACTCACCCCAGAAGTTCTAGCCAAGTTCCCAATTAGCCAGTGATTATCTTTGTAATCGTAGGCAACATATCTATCTATTTCTACGCTTTCACCTGAACAGTAAAACCACCAAATTTCACTATGTGCGCCATTAACCATTCCCCAAATTTTACTTTGTTGTGAAGAATTAAAATCATTAAATACATAGTCGTGAACATCACATTTTAAAGTTTGTACGCTGTTACCATCAAAGTAATGGAAATTTTCAGTGCCAAACCAAAATGCGCCTACATCAGTCGATACAGTACCTAACCTAGAAATAGCTCCGCAATTTGTTCCAACTTTTTGAAATCCATAGACATAAGGTGGACCCTGATAATTGGCCTGAAATGCATCTGTATCTGTTATGATTAATGAAACACCTCTAGTATTTATACCACACATAATTTGGCCACTTGTCGCAAGTTCAAAGTCACCTGCTTCATTCGTTGCCAAAGGTGTCCATGTACTTTTTTGCTCTTTATCGCACCATTGAACTTTTTTGGGATTACCACCTGCACCTAAAGCAAAGATAAATCGCTCCTCTGTAACAAAAACGCCTTTATTATTTATTGGCGCATTTGCTACTGGCTCTGCTACTGTCTTTTGTTTTAAACTAATGTTATCAACATCGAAGTGGCGCGAACCTGCATTTGGTATAACTTCAAGCTTAACTTGCGTGTCATCTGCACCAAATCTAAATGTATTAACCCCAAGTGCTAAATCTTGTTCAACAACAACCGTTCCAGTAGTAGTTCCCGTTAATTTTATTTTTCCGCTTATATTCGCACTTGCATTCCACGGAGGGTCATCTTGTGGGTCTATTACTGTGCAAGTTACATCATGGCTATCTTGAATGTCTGGCAAAGTTACTAAACCACTTACGTTTTGGTACATAGAAGTACCATTATCTATTATGTCGAACCGATGGTTTTCGCCAAGAGCCTGTCTAAATGTTTGAGACGCGCCCACTTGTACAAGAAACTGTGCCGAACCTAAACGCTTCCTAAATAAATGAACTGTGCCAAGTCCCAATGCTGTAAAATCTATCGGTGTGCCGCCAGACGTTGCTGAAACCTGAAATTCGTTTGCTGTTGCGTTAAC